TTGTTACTGGTCCGACCACTGATGGAAATTTTGCTTTTTAGTCAGCTTCAGCTAATTTAGCAAAATAGCTTAGAGTGTCATCATCGTCTTCGACTTTGATATTCTCTGCCGTGACTGGTTCGATTCGTTGAGGAGCAGGAGCTTCAACAGGTTCATTCATCTGGGCGGTTTGTGCCATAGTAGCAGCACCCATACCAGCGACTTCACCTAGAATAGAAGAAAGCTTTGTCTTCAACTCATCGTACGTTTTATAATTTGCAGGATCTGTAAACTCAGACAGATCATACATTTGATCATAAACGCTTTCTAGTTTTGCATCATCACCATCAAGCAATGATGTTTGTTTTGCGAACTCAGACTTATCATAGTTTCTGTAACCTTCTACGTTACGAATCTTAAGTTTAAAATTTGCACCTTCCCACATATCAAATGGATTTACAGGTTCTTCATCTGCAAATTCTGGTTGCATTTGATCCATAATCTTATCATGAATTTTTTTACCGAACTGATACATGAAGACTTTGCCTTCATTCTCAGGATTACCAGGATCTGAAACAACAAAGATATTTGAAACATAATGCAATCGACGCTTTTGTCGACGTGCTGTTTCTTTATCTTCTTCGATACCAGTATTCCATAATCGTGAGTTTAGTTCACCGACTGGATCGTTCTGTCCGATTGATGTAAGAGATTTTTCGATATACCATTGACCAGTTGGTCCTTTAAAACCATGGTCCCAGTATCTTGCCCAAGGTAGTTCGGCTCCTTCACGGGCAGGAAGGAATCGTAGTATTGCGTAACCATTACCGGCTTGATCTACTGTGGGTTTCCACATACGATCATCAGCATAAGATTTCTTTTCACCTCCACCGCCAGTTGATTCGGCTGCTTTGATTAATTTAGAAATGTTATCGCGATTACGCTTTAAGTTTGCAAAAGACATATTTACCTCGTATTTGCTGAAATGTTACTGTAATATTATACACTATACATGCGTTAGTGTACACTCTTTTGTTTCTTTCTTCGGAGTTTTCTCATTCTCGTAAAAAACCTATCGGTCTTTGATAGTAAGGTTTCTTTCAATGCTCTTCGTTTTGTTCGAGCAGCTTCAGATTTTGCCATACGTTCGTCACGAGTTACTGTCATTTGATTTCTCCTTATTCAAAAAGTAACGTGTTTCCTTTCGGAAGAAAGTTAAGCCTCATTGCTTCGGCTTCTATTTTGTCTCGAATAGGTGTAGATATAAATTTCTTTACATCTTCTGGATCAATGTCGTGTTTATCACAGACGTCGAGAACTGCATCCATGTACGACATTTTCTTTTTAAGAACAGCATTCTCAATGAGAACACTGAACTTAGATTTGGTTAAAAACTTTTGTTCTATCATTCCAAGTCACTCCAAACGGTACCGATGTCGTCATAGTATACACCGTGTTGCCGTTTAATTTGTCCTTCTTTATCATAGGCAGGTACTGCGCACCGCCACTTGATTTTAGATGTTCCATACTCACCATAAAAGTCATCAACATAATCGCCATCACGTAAGTAACGATCTAAATTTCTGATATATCCTTGATGATTAAGATATCGACTAAGAGCACCTGTCTTATTATTTGTGTCAGCTCTCATAGCTTTACGCTCAGCAGACATCAGTTCCTTTTGTGTCTTAATCCACTGTCTCACATTTTTAAGAGACATAGGCTGATCATCAGGAACAGCTAAGACTGATGGATGTATATTCTTGTACGTAGGCGGATTTGCTTTCATACGTTTTTCTCGTGCTACTTTAAGTCTTTCAGCTGCAGCTGCTCGCTGCTCTTCTGACATTGGCTTACGACGTTTACGAATCTTTTTTACTTGTTCCATAATATCTCCTCATAATATAATTCTATTCTAACACGAAAAAACAGAAATGTACACAGTTATTTTTCGTCGAGAGGAAATAATTCTATCTCGCCGTCACTGTGACGCTTCCATTTTACCATATTTTCTTGAATAAGATAATCAATAGTTGAGTTAACTATATCATCTCTATAATTTTGATCGTCTCTTTTACCCAGACGATACGTCAAGTATGCTATAACTGTTGTAGTAATAGCAAAAAGATATTCTAGTGGTATAAACATGTATCTATTTATACTATGTAAAAGATATGACAGAGTCGATCCGAAAAGATCGCCACCCTTTATTTTCTACATCCCATACAGCAAGAACATTATCATTACGTGATTTCACTTCACGCTTTGCTGTATCTCCGTTATCAATCACACTCTCATTCAGAGTACAAATCATAGTACGTTCAGTACCATCAACTTTGCGAAAGATAACTTGGCAGTCACGATTATGTAACTCTTGTATCATTTCACTACGGTTCACCGCAATCTCCATTTCAATTTCACTTATCACTGCTTTCGCCTCCATTAAATAAATCGGGATTTAGATGTAAAATCTTTTCATCCTCGTCGTCCTTTTCGTAAGAACTTTTTAAAATAAAATCGTCAATGTTAACTAACACATCAGAATCTTCTATGAGACCGACATGTTCTTTAATTACACCCATGCTTTCTTTTAGATGTTCATTAATATTGTCGATACTTTCATTCCACGCAAGTGTAACATGTATCAAGGAATCAAGCTTGATACTGATGTTTGACGTGGTTTGCTCGAGTTTGTCAAGCTGAGCCTTCAATGGACTCAGCATCAACTCTACTTCGATTCCATTAATCCCAGTCGTTGTCGAATCTGGTTGTTTCATACATGGTCTCCCCATAATATTCTTTAGCGTACTTACTAGCATCAGTCCACTGATACATGTTAGACTCTTTTGGAATTTCCATAAAATCACGTTTCTTTTTAGGAACACGTTTTACTAAAGACTTAGAACGAGTTTTGAGTTTAGCCATACGTAATGCAGTGGCTTTCTCACGCTTTTGTCTTTCAGCGATTTTTTGAATGAGTGCTAAACGATCAGCTTTTTGTTGATTAGTCATATTTTCTCCTATGTTATAATCCTATACTACTACGAAAATACAGGAATGTACACAGTTAAATATATTTTATTTTTGTGTGTGATAAAAATATCACACAGCTCTGTATCTAGTAACGTAAGCGCCTTCTTTATATCTCATGGCTTCTATTAGCTCATGATACATCTTATGAGTCAATTCGATTAAATCAAATTTTTTCGCTTTTTCGTTCCACTGACGAATGAATACGCCGTGATCGTCAATGAATAGCTGAACGTCTTCGTGACGTCCGCTATCATCTAAAACGGTCGTTATAGTTTCTTCCCACTCAATTTCATTTGTAAACATATCACCACTCTTTAAAATCACCTTGCTTCTCATTGTATCTATAACCTGCGTGATATGCTTCCAATTGCTCATTAGTCATCTCATCTTCTTTTACGATAGGAGAGATATAAGTTGAACCGATAAAAAAGTGAGGAGTAATACCCCTACGGTAATACGAATCAGACGCTCCGCGATCAAAAGGACCTCCGTGCCTATCGTCGTAAATTTTTCCATCAAACTCTATTCCTTCCATTATACCCATTCCATTTCTTCATACTCAACTATGTCTAAAAGCTCTTTTATAAGAGCCTTACCATAGTCAGAGTTTAAGAGCCCTTGTTCCCAAACAAAATGCTCAACACTCTGTTCGTGATAGAACTTCTCGTTAGATGTGATCCAACGAAGAGCTGTCTTACGATCACCAGCACCAATCTTGATAACATCTGCGATACGATCTTCAAATCTGTTAATTGCATCTTTGACTACTTGACGAGCATCAGCTACAGCCTGATCCATCTCGTCTACAAGATCATCCCAGATATTTTGCTTCTCATTATCAGAAGCTTCATAGTATCTGTGGTAACGAGGACGGAAACCATACACTTCTTTGTGCAGATCAGAAAAAAGGTTATCATCGTAAGTATACATTACGCTGCCTCCTTTTCAAAAAGATTTTTAAAACCAAAGTTTGCGATAAGAAAACAATCGCCAGTTTCTTGACACTGAATCACGTCACCGACTGAAAGAGAACACATTTGACCGATGCGTGTGATATTTTCTTCAGGACCAATGTTACCAATTTGAAAAACGTGGTTTAGGTCAACTGCTTTGATGTCAGCAACCAACTGATAAGAACGTTGGTTGAAAAGTTTTTCAGCAAGAGCTACTGGATTATCGCCAAAACCTAAATCAAAACGTGCGTCTCTGTAGTTTGGGCCTTGTAGCTGATATACTGTAAAAGTTTTCATGGTTATCTCCTCATTTGATATAACCATCCTACACTGTTTTTTCGCGTTTGTACATACTTTTGTTTTGTTTAAAATCAATCACTTATAATTTTTTTTCCAGAGCTCATAATCTTTAGGTTCATTAATCTCTATTCCCTCATCATGTACTCGGACAGTTTTAATCATATCATTGTTTTGAATCCATCTCATAGCTTCTATTGATTCTATCTTTTCTTCTTCATAGTGTGTAAATGTATTCCAACGTCTTTTTGCTTCTGGTGTATAGCCATGATAACCTAATGCAAAGTCGCCATATGCTAATGCGCTGCGAACAAACCAATGTACAATATTATTTGTTTGAACCATTTTACAAACTGTAGGATCTGCTTGACCACTTTCTGTCATTGGCTTGTGTGCCTGAATTACGTAATGATCGTCTAGTGCTTTTTCTATTGCCTTAACTACTGCGATATTAGGATCTGCTGTATCTCCTTGCACATTAATATATTTGTCATAATGTAGTTCATCGTCTATCGCAGATAAACAACGGTCAGTTCCATCTGTGCAATCAGGACTTGTCCATATCACATTAAATTTTGTAATGACATCTGCAATCTCTTGACTATCTGTAAGAACATATGTGTCATAACCAAATGTTTGACATATATCAAATACTCTACGGATTAGAGGTCGGCCATCCATATCGATTAATGCTTTGCCAGGAAATCGTGTAGATTTCATTCTAGCTGGTATTACTATTGCGGTAGACATCCGGGAAATCCTTCTTTTAATTCAATCCAAACTGTATCAAAATATGGGCATAACCAAGCCCATGAGCAATTAGCTCCTATAAATGTTTCTGCACTTGCTAATTGTGTAACTTTATAAATTAACTCATCTGCAGATTTAAAATTACGAGAATCGCCTAAATCAACTCCTGATAAATGTTTAATAATATTATTTTTTGATTTACTATGAATTCCTTTTTGACTATTTTTAATATCAATAATCGAATATACTACTGATAGTTTTTTCGGTAATGGTTTTACATATGTTCTAAATACTTCAAACATGTGTGATTTAGTAGGATTTCTATAGTAATCTTGAACTCCTATAATATGCGGTCCTCTTTCTCCACAAAAAATTGGTTCACCGTCTACCTCAAAAAAATGCTTGTATGCTTCCCAATGAATTTTTGCAGTATCAAGATCATGAGCATATAATATCATCTCATCTTCATAGCCTAAGCGCCATGCGTGATTCATATAATTATACTGTCTCCAAGTTTTACCTAAAGCTGTGGTAGTTGCGAATTCCATCATGTTATAACCTGTACTAATGGATCAACATATGTTCGAACATCGTTTATTTTAATACGCTTTAAACTTTTATGTGGCCAAATTTGACATAGATGTGTAGATGGAATGTGAAGAGATTGCGCTAGCATTGACCATGAGTTTTCTGTACCAATAAACGTTTTACAATTTAAAAGTTTTATAAATTTATCATTTAGTTCGTCTGCTGATTTAAAGTTACGAGAATCACCTAAATCAATTTGATCATGTAAAAGTTCTTTCATACTTTCATACATATCGTCATCAACGCCCTTATATGATGCACCGTAACTTGCATCCTTTCTATCTTTTCTAGCCATAGAATATGAAAATTTATTATTTGGTTTTCTTTCAGTTTTTAGATAATCAAAGAAAGCCGTTGTATTCCAAACATGTTGCTCTATGTTTTCTATATTCCATTCACATTTGCCTTCTTTTATTTTAGCATTTCTTAAAAACGGTTTACTATCGAAATGATTTAAATAAACTTCTTTATATAATTCGAGTGTCTTTATATCGTTACTGTATATTACGGCTTCTTCATCTTCTAAAACATCAATTAAAAGAAAACTTGACCATGTATTATGCAATGCACTACTTGTATTATGGTTCATACCAATC